TTGGTACTTGATCATCATTCCATACACCAAACTCAGTTGTAAATGGAGAAATGTATCTTGCATCAAACATTGTTCTTGCAACTTGTCTTTTCATTAAAAAATAATTATAGACAAAATTTGCAATTTTTGGATCAATTGCTTTTTCAATTACAGTAAATCTATCTTTTTTGAAGTTATATTGTTTTGTCATATTATTTAAAAGGATAACCTAAATTCCATATAACTAAAGAATATCTTGTTCCTTTTGTAACTGGTTGTACTCTATGCCAAACAAAAGAAGGAAATACAACTATTGAACCTTTAGGCAATATTTCTTTTACAGTCAATACATGTTTATTTTCATCACGCATGGGTGGATCATAATTTCTACAATCAAATTGTAAATCACCACCAGTATATTCTGAACCATCTGTTAATTGACAAGTTACTGATAATTTTCTAATCTTACCATGACTATTTAGATCTTCTGGTTTATTATAAGGTACATTCCATGAATCACAATGCCAATCATAATATTGATTTAATTTATATTTTGTAAACTGGCATGATTCAGAAAAATCCCAATCAAAATTCCAACCAGCTTTTTTATTTGCTTCATATATATATGGATGTACTTCTTTATAAATCCATTTATCATTTAACCAAACTATATTAGAATTTCTTTTCTTTTTTAAATCTACAACTTCTTCTTCTTTTAAAGGATTATCTTTTAAATTTCTATCTATACCTAATCCACCTGTAATAGCTAAATCTTCTTGATGACTTAATCCATATTTAATAACATCATCACAAAACTTTGGAGTTAAAGCCGATTTAAAATACCAGTAATAATTAGATAAATTCATAAGTAGTGGTTAGTATAAAATTTAATTGTTCTGATGTATTAGCAGTTATATGGTATCTTTGTGAGGAAGGAAACATTATAAAATAATTGTTATTTAAAGGTATTTCCCAACTTCTTCCTTTTCTTCTATTATCATCATATTCTATAAATACTTTACAAGAATCTTTTCCAACATTTACTCCATAAAGCATTACATAATCTGGTGAATTTCTTAAATCTACAGGATCAACTTGTAATAATGAATTTGAATATTGTTGTGGTTTATAGATATTACCAATTGTTTTTTTTTGAACTAATGTAAATCCATATTCTAAATTAATATGTTCACGTAAATATGTTTGCAACATATCAAAAGATCTAGAAAATGGAAATTCTCTATTGTAAATAGTAGATGATAATATATCTGCAACTAATGTTTCTCGGTTTATTTCAAAACCTTTAGGCATTTCTACTTGACCAAAATGTAAATCTATTTGTGATAAAACCCTTTTATCCATACTTATTATAATATGTAATAAAATTTTATAAAGATGTCAAAAATTAAAATGTAGTTTTAAGATCCCAAGATTGTTCAGTTTCATTCCATGAATAATAATATTTTGCTGTCTTTTGTTCTTCAGTTAATGCTGGTGCATCACCAATTGGTGATTTCCAAGATGCAGTTGCTACATCTTTTACCCATGAAGTGTATGGTTTTTTAGGTAAAAAAATATTATTATCTTCATCCCAAGTATATCCAATTCCTGCGTAATTTCCTCTAAATGCTTTTGATGGATCACCTTCTATATGATTCTGAAAATATTTTCCACCTTTTGTATTATATGATGTTTGAATCCACATCTGAGCTGGCCAGTTATTATGTAATTCTAAATACTGTTGACCAACTGTTTCGTCTTCAACTCCAGAAGCATTAAGCATATCACTATTATTCAGTGTTAATACTGCTATAACTTTTCCGTTAGCTCCTAATTTTGCAAAATGTGCCATATTTATCTCCTATTATAATTTAGTTTTTGTTAATTGTAAATCCATAATTTTTATTGGAATTTGTACCTTATTGCAACAAAACCAGAACCACCCCCTTGTGCAGGACCATCATAAGCAGCTCCACCTCCTCCACCTCCTGTATTAACAGTTCCAGGATCAGGATAAGATATAGTTCTTACATTACCTGTGCCACCTCCACCCGATCCTCCAGCTGCTCCTGGAACACCACTGTCTGCGGATCCTCCGCCACCGCCTGCAAAATATCTTCCTGGAGCTGGTCCAGCAGTTCCATAGGATGGACTTGTTGGTCCAAAGAATGTTGTTGCTATTGGTGATCCTACTCCACCATTACCTGCTGTACCAGTTGATCCAGCAGTTCCTACTCCACCTGCTCCTCCTCCTCCTGAGCCTGCAAAAGCTGGTGGACCAGCTGGTGTTGTACTTGTTCCTCCATTATTTCCTTGAGATGGACTTACTGGAGGAGTATTACCTGCTCCTCCTGGAGCAATTGCTGAATTAGAAACTCCTCCACCTCCTCCACCTCCTGAACCTCCGCTGTTTGCTGGAGTTCCAGCTCCTGGTCCAGATCCTGCTGATCCATAACCACCTCCAGCAGAAGTTATTGTACTAAATATAGAAGGATTACCATTACCACCTACACCTGGACTACTTGGTGCAGCTGCTCCACCACCACCAACTGTAATAGGATAAGCTTGTGCTGTTACTGGTAAACCTGCTGTTGCTGGACTTGGGTAATTTTGTCTAAAACCACCAGCACCTCCTCCTCCAGCAGCTGTTCTTGCTCCAGCACCACCTCCAGCTACTACTAAATATTCTACTGAATTAGATCCTGCTGGTGTTCCAGCATTTGTTACTGTAAAAGTTCCGGGTCCTGTAAATACGTGAGTTTTAAAATTTCCACATGTTAAAATTGTTCCACCTGTTGCTGCAACAAATGGAATTGTTCCTACTGCATTTAATGTTGCATCATTTATATCTTTCCAACCTCGTGTTGAATCTACATAAACAAAAGTAATGGATGCACCATTAGTAGCAAGAGGATAACTACCATTAACTCCATCAATTTTATCCGTACCGTTTGGAGTAATATTTATATTGTTTGTTGCTGATATATTTGCATAATCTGAAACAGCTACTATTGCTCCAGCTACTCCTGCTGGTAAATTTACTGTGATTGCACCTGAAGTTGTATTAACAAAATATCCTGATCCTGAAACTGCTGTAACAGTTGTAGTTTTAGGAGTTGTATCCCAATTAACTGCTCCTGTTACACCAAACCCTGTAGCTGTTCCTGAATTCTGTATCGTTGCACCAGCTGGAATGATAATAGTATCTCCACTGTCGCCCAATGTTAATTGAGTACATGTTTGTTTAGGACTAATTTTATTTACTTTTATTTCACTCATAATTTTTTATTGATATTGATATCTTATAATAACTAAACCTGAACCTCCAGCTTTACCAGCTGCTGGAGAATTATTTCCACCTCCTCCTCCACCAGTATTAGCTGTTCCAGCAGTAGCTGTTGCACCTCCTCCTCCTGGTCCTGCACTACCTCCTGTTCCTGACGCTCCGCCGCCCCCTCTAGTAACTGGGCTTCCATCTATAGTACTAGTTGTTCCACCACCTCCATTTTGACCAGATCCTGCACTTCCTGCTCCACCTCCTGCTCCTGGCGTTCCTGTACCCACTGCTCCTGATCCTGGGTTTCCTTGTGAAGGACTTACTGGAGGTGTATTTCCTGTTCCACCAGTGGAGGAAGAGCCCGCACCACCTCCTCCGCCTGATCCTCCTGGATAACCAGGAACATTATTATAAACACCACCCTGACCACCTCCTGTTGAGGTTATTGTTGAAAATATTGAATCAGATCCTTTACTACCAGTTCCAGCTGATCCAGCTCCACCAGCTCCAACAGTTATAGGATAAGCTTGTGCTGTTACTGGTAAACCTGCTGTTGCTGGATTTGGAAAAGATTGTCTAAAACCACCTGCTCCACCTCCTCCACCACCTTGTGGTTGACCACCATCCGCACTTCCCCCTCCACCACCAGCTATTACTAAATAATCTACTGTTGTTGAACCAGATGGTTGTCCAGCACTTGTTACTGTAAAAGTTCCTGGTCCTGTAAATGTATGAATTTTAAAATTTCCGCAAGTTGTTACTGTACCTCCAGTTGCTGTAATAAATGCATTTCCAGCAATATAAGTTGCATCTCCTGTATTAATCCAACCTCTTGTTGAATCTACATAAACAAAAGTTACTGCTTGACCTCTTGTACTTAAATTCGCTGGAGATGAAGCAACTCCTCCAATTTTTTCAGTTCCATTCGCATTAACTGTAACATTATTTGTATTCCAAGTTGCTGCATAATCTGATAAAGCAACTATCGCACCAGCTGTTCCTGCTGGTAAGTTTACTGTAACTGCACCACTTGTTGTATTAATAAAATAACCTACACCTGAAACTGCTGTAACTGTTGTAGTTTTAGGAGTTGTATCCCAGTTTACTGCACCATTGTATGTAGCACCAAAACCACTGGATGTTGCACCAGCTGCTAAAGTAACAGTATCACCAGAAGTACCAATAGTTAATGTTGTACTATTAGTCTGAGTGATTATATTTTCAGCACTTGAGTTTTGTATTGTATCTACTTTTAATATTCCAGCCATAATTTATCTATTGAAATTTGTATCTTACTATTACTATTCCTGAAGATCCACTACCTCCAGCATAACATCCAGGACTTGACGTTGCACTTCCACCACCTCCACCACTACCTCTATTAGCAGGTGATGCATTAGATCCAGCTGCAGCTCCTTGTCCTCCAGCTCCACCAATACTTGATCCTCCAGATCCCGCTGTAGTGTTTGCTCCACCTCCACCTCCACCAGCATAAGTTACTGATGAGCCAGATATTGATGTAGCTGTTCCAGCACCCCCTGGACCTCCAGTATTTGAAGTACCTGTAGTTCCAACGGCTCCAGCTCCGCCACCTCCTCCTCCAGCAACAGTTGAATTTTGACTTGTTGTAGTAGTTGGTCCTCCATCATTTCCTTGAGACGGACTTACTGGCGGAGTATTTCCTGCTCCACCTGCAATACCAGTAGGTGCAAAAGCTCCACCACCTCCACCAGAACCACCAGATAATCCACTATTTTGATAAGTACCAGCACCTCCACCTCCTGCTGATGTTATTGTTGAAAAAATTGAATTACTACCTGAAACTCCTCTTTGTCCTAAAACTGCTGGTCCACCAGCTCCACCACCACCCACTGAAATTGGATAAGCTGTTGCTGTAACTGGTAATCCTGCTGATGTTGGACTTGGAAAGTTTTGTCTAAAACCACCTGCTCCACCACCTCCCCCAGTTGTAGATGAATAACCACCTGAACCACCACCTCCTCCCCCAGCTAATACTAAATATTCTACTGAATTAGATCCTGATGCATTTCCAGCAGAAGAAACAGTGAAAGTACCTGGACCTGTAAATGTATGAATTTTAAAATTACCACAAGTTGTCACTGTTCCACCTGTTGCTGCTACAAATGCTGGAACTGGGATTTGATTAAATGTTTGACCTACTGTTTTCCAACCTTCTGTTGCATCTACATACACTAATGTATAAACTTGACCATTAATACTAATTACTGCGTTTGTTGTTTCTCCATCAATAAGAGAACCATTTCTACCAACTGTAATATTATTTGTAGCTGCAGTATTTGCATAATCTGCTATTGCTACGATATCTCCTGCAGCTGGAGTTGCTGGCAATGTTACTGTAATTGCACCTGCTGTTGTATTAACAAAATACCCGTTTCCATTTACTGCTGTAAAACCTGTTGTCTTTGCTGTTGTATCCCAATTAACTGATCCTGATCTTCCAAAACCTGATTGAGAAGCTCCTGCAGCTAATGTAACTGTATCACCAGAGGCACCAATTGTTAAAGTAGTTCCTGATTGTGGTTCAATTGCATTTACTTCTATTTTTGACATATTATATTACTACCAAAGTTCCTGTTACAGTTAAAGTACTTGTTACAGTAACTGGTCCTGCAAGTACTCCAGATTGTATTGTTTGAATTTCTGTAATTGTTGTTGCATGTGTATTCACAAATGATTGTGGATCCATTACTGGAGAAGGTGTTTCCTTCGCTGGTAATGAACAAAATATATCTTTGATTCCTGTAGTAAAACTTACTAATGAACTTGCATTAGAACTAGATATTACTGTGTCTCTTGTAAAGGTTGTAGCGTTCGTTAATGAACCAATACCAACTTCCCACTGACTGCCTAAAGCAATCGTGTAATAAGTTGAATTACCTGATCCAATACCAGAAGAAAAACTTTGAAAGCCTAACTGAGCACCACTTAATGTAATGGTACCTGTTCCAACTGTTGAAGTAGTTTCTTTGACTCTGTCGTTTATAACGAACGCCATAAAACTAACCTCTAACTAATTCTTAATATTGCATTCGCTGATGTAAACGCTGGGAACACAATTGTAAATGTTCCTGAAGTTGCTGTTTTATCTCCACCGAAACTTAAAGCACATACAGCTTTGTTTGCTGCTGATGTGTTA